CTGTCATGATGATTCCAACAATTAGAGCAAAAACTGCAGAGTATTTGATGATGCGCTTGCTTTTGTCAACGAGAGTCTGATGAGGAATCGTTCCAGACTTGATGTGATATCGCTCGTAAAAATTGATAGCAATTCGAGCAACGAGAAGAATCAACAAAACAACCAGAATTGCAGACGGAAAAGCAACAAAGATATTGATAGAATATTCCATATTCGTCTTTCAAAAATGGACTGGGAATTCCCAGTCCTGATTGATTAAGGGAGCTTCTTGACTACACTGACATCAGCACCAGTAGTTGTCAGAGTTTCTGGCAGCTTGCCATCCCACTTGTCAATTCGTGCACGTTCATTATCAAGGCGGATCTTCTCAAGAACCATCGGGGTAATCGTAGCCGATTGTGCTCGCTGAGATGCCGCCTCGGTCTCGGCCTTTTCGATCTCAATCTGACGGTTCAGTCGAGCCTCTTGTAGTTCGCGTTCGAGCTTCACTTTGCTTACTTCAAGTTCTGCTTCTTGCTGTTGAATTTCTTCTCGGCGCTTTGCTGCATTCAACTGAGCATCGACAATCATCTGAGGATACTTCACATCAACAAGTCCGATATACTTTGCGATGAATGGAGTTCGAGCTTCAATCTGCTTCTTCAGGTGATCTCGAAGCTTCGTATTCACGACATCTCGATTTGATGCAATGTATGGGATGTTGAACTTGCTAATGAATTCGCCTGTTTCTGCAAGAATAATCTGACGAGCATAAGTCGTGTAGATCGTCTCCCATGCAATAGCAGACATTTGATCACGATTTTCGATCGCAGTCTGTGGCAGAGTATTGAACAATGGCTCAGACTTCTTGGGATCGACAGTCAGAGTCGTTTCAACAATGATGTTCATCAGAAGCTTGTCTTCTGGCATGAAGACTTCGAGTTTTTCTTGCTTAGATCGATCTGCGATGTCCATCACGACGAGCTTATCACACGCTTCGCCAGGAAGACACGCATCAAGTCGGAATTTGCTAGTAGGAATAAATCCTGCTTGATAGCCTTTGCTTGTCATGATCTTGCCAATTTGAGCTGGTCCGACCTCAACACGCTCGCCACAACCGGATAGAGCCAGAGCAGCAAGCAAACACAAAGAAATAGATTTCAGAAATTTCATGATTACCTTTCAAATGATCATGTTAAGAAGATTGGTTATGTCGATCTGCGAGATGTGCAAACCAGAAAGATATTCCAAAAAGAATTACACTTGGAATGTAATTTGAAAAACCCAAAGATACGATGAAACTCACAAATGAAATTGCTGTTAGAAGATGCCAGAAATTTAGTTCTTCTTTAGCTTTGATTTTCAAGACACTGGATTTCATTTCATCGAGAGCTTCGATTCGACGATTCCAAGCATCTACATCTGCATGGCAAGTCTGAGAGTTGCGCATATGAACTAGAGATTGTCTGATTGCAGCATGATGGTAGATCAAAGATGCAATCACTTCAGATTTATTCATTTAGAAGCCTCCGACTTGGTATAGAATGACGTCTTTATTGAATTGTCGATCTTCTTTGAGTTGCTGAAGATTCTTAGATTCCAGAACCATGAAAGAAACTCCCGATGCTGCCAAGTCTCGACGATGAAGATCCTTCCAGACCTCATAGTAGTCGTCAGCTTGACGATGAAGATCTCGACAATGAAAATCGTCTTTGATTACTTCGATTTCGCGAGTTGCTTTAACTGCGACCATGACAAATTGTTTCATTTTCAGTTTCCTTGATCTTCTCCGAATGCCTTTGGCTGAAGGGAAGCAACTAGAGCTTGATACTCATCGTTAGTTCCGATCGATTCGGCAAACTTCGATTTATGATAGTCGCTAATGAATTTGTTCAGTAGCTTCTTTGGGATTTGATGTTTCTCAGAAAGTTCCTTCACTGCTTCCTTGATGTAATCTCGTTCGCCTTCGATTCGAGTCTTCGAACCAGAAATTTCACGAACGACTCCCATGATCTCTTTGATCTGGTTTTCATCTTTCGGAAGCGGGAATGTAATTTGAGTCATGAATCACCTCTATTATTCTTGTTTTTGGTGTTTTTGAAAATTATCGGACAGGGATTTCGATCATCGAAGCAAGCCAGCCATAGGACTTGGCATTCGGATCATTGAACTTTGCGTGTTCTTTCTCAAGCCAATTCACAAAAGCTGCATCCTTATTTTGACGAGCATTCTCTTGTTCAACTGCAATGTTTGCAATCTTAGCATTGATCTTGTTCAAGAAGTTCATGTCGTTCATTGATATCTCCTATCATCCAATGTCAGTATTGTATGACAAGAAGATATCAATGTCAACTTTTATTTGGATGATTCGGCCAAATCACCGGAGCAATATGCGTGACATCTTCGGATGTGATCATCCCACTTTGGATGACAAAACGATGAGGAATTCTTCCCTGATGCCATCGATATTCGCCAATAATCACGCTTCCCCATTTGGTAGCAAGCCAATATAATCCATCAAATTCTTCATATGCAAGACGAGATTGTGTCAGTTCTTCCCATTTGATACCATCCTGAGGCTTCGATGCATATACCTTCGTTCCAATCGGAAGATCTGCAATATCACTTGCATATCGGTATTCAATGCGCTTCCAAGGATATCCATGATCGTTGCATTTCACGATCGTACCGATGTGATCATCATTCATTTCATTTCCTTTCAAAGTTCAAGAAGAGCTTTCTCAATCGGCTTGATCAATTCCCGAGGATTTGCTTTGGAAAAAAGCACAGCACCGGCTGCATAAACTGTAATTGTCCGACTTTGAACGATCGCAGAAAAGGGAATAGTTCCGGCTGAGAAAAAATGAAAACCGTAGTCAAAGTGATTTCGGCTTTCTTGAGAATCATGAAAAGTCTTTTCTACATGATCAACATGTTTGATTGCCTCTTGCATGGTTTGCAAGAGCCTCGACAAGAAGTAGACATCTGCTCGGATTTGAGCAACTTCTGGATACTTGAGAGAATCTCCTTGATCTGGCAAGGAAACAAACTGCAGAAATCCGGCCATTTCAGTACGAATCATGTATTGCATTTGATATCTCCTATCATCCAATGTCAGTATTGTATGACAGGAAGACATCAATGTCAACTGCAGATATGAGAAGGGATGGAATGTTGACGCATCCCATCCCAGATTAACACAAGACTCCGAAAGTCTTTCGTGTGAATCGCAACTCGGTTAGAACCTCACATCAAAAATCTTATCATCATCATCAGATGCAATCGTTCCGACTTTGTATGCTGCAAGATCTTGTTCTTGTGGAGCTGCTTGCTGCTTGTTGATGTTGATCCATTTTTCAAGATGTGGCATCGGATTTTGAGTCGGGAACTTGAATTCAGATTTGATCTTCAGTTCTTTTGCAACGTCCTTTGCTCCGATCAACGACCACTGCTTCAGAAGTTCAAGATTCGTGCCCGGAATCACAAGACCGCATTTATTAAGCATGTAATCTGCAAATGCAAATTCTGAGTATACGATTTCTTTGAAGATCTGAGCAATGCGATCTTTACATTGCTCTCTGGCAATGCGACCGCGTTCTGTCTTATGCTCGATTCTGATGATTTCACGACCTAGCTCGCAGTGAACTTCGAACTCATCTTGAGCAATCTTCGAAACAGCCTTCCCGATTGGTTGGAAAGATCCAGTGTCGCAGAGAGTGAAAGTGACTCCGAAAGATCCCATGAACTGGATTCGTTCGAGCATGAACATCGTCACAACGCCTTCATAGACAGCGTTGTAAAGAAGTTGATCATTCTTCACTTCCCCGAGTGTGTATTTTGCACCAAGAATCTTGAGCTTTGAGAACACATCTGCGACAGTTTTCATACGATAATGCGCCTCTTGAATACCAAGGATCTTCTTCAGAACTTGATCAGGATTGTCAAATGACATCCGAACGATTTCTGAATAGGTTCGAGCATGAAGGTTCTCATTATCGGCAATTCTAGTCCAGGCTTCCCATAGCTGAGAGCTAGTTACGAAAGGAGCAAAAGCAGAAATGATAGATCTAGATGCGATTGTATCGGCTTCCCATTGCCAAGAAAGTGCAATGATCATTGCCTCTGACATTACAACAGGACAAGTCTTGAAGTCGATGTTGCATTGCGAATAATCAAACTCATCATGTCTCCAATCCAGAGACTTCATCTCCAGGAAGAGATCAAAGATCTTCGGATACGGATTGTGGATCGTGTCAAAAAGACCAGGTTCTGGCCCAAGGAAAAGAGGCGTATTCTTATATTCCTCGATTGTCTTGTTTTCGTTGAAAAGTGTCATAGTTTCCTCTTATAGTTTGCATCCGCCAGATCCGCAATCATCGCTCGTTTCTGGTTGCCATTCTTCGTCTTTCTTATCAGTATCGGTCACCGTCACCTGAATGTCTTTGCCGGTCAAACTGTTGAGATAGTAACGGGTCTTGTTACCATACTCAAACATCAGAAGGAAGTCTTCGGCAAGCTCTGTTGAAGAAATTGTTGACGTTCCTCTGACATCTTTGTAATCATCCATTGAAATAGCTTGGTCGGTCCACTTCTGAACAATTGCATACATCTTGCGAAGTTCTTTAGTCTTAGTCTTCCATGCAATTTCATATGCATCTCTGAGCTTAGTTGCATCCGGAACGACATAGTGAAGAGCCATTGTGTCGTTCGTTTTGACAAGATCATAGTCTCGAATTGGATAGAGTCCGTTAGTAGTCTCAGACGCAATCGAACTTGATTCTCCAGGCATATGCGTACATACAACAGAGTTTCTGATTCCGCCATTTTCAATGATCTTGGCTCTCAGAGATTCCCAGTCTCTCTTGTTCTCAACTGTAACGAGTTTATCGACATTTCTTTCATAAGTGTCAATCGGAAGCCATCCTTGAGGCCATTTCGTCTTATGCATCCAAGGAGCATTGCCCTTTTCTTTACCAAGCCTCAGCGAAGCATTAATGAGATGCCACATATGAGTTTCTGCTAGCTCATGAATGAAATTCAAACCATCTTGATCAGAATACTTCTTTCCATTCTTTGCTAGGTAATGCGCAAGACCAATGATACCAACTCCAGCGTTCATTCTAGCTGTTGCAGTTTGCTTCAGAGATTTGAACTTGTATTCGCTGTTCAAAATACCGAAGTCAATCATCTTCAAAGAGTAATAGGCAGCATCCGCATAGACTTCATCGTTTGGAATGTTGCTTGGAATCAGACCAGCAATAGAGCAAAGAGCAATCTCTCCGTATCCCTCTTGCCAATCTGTATACAGTTCCATGATATGATTGATTGGCTTCGTAACAAGAGCAATCTCAGTGCAGAGATTTGACATCTTGATAGGTTCAATGAATGGAGTGTGAGAGTTCAGAGCACTGATATTAGCAAGATAATGACGCCCGGTTTCGACTGCTTGAGACAAAACTGCGTTTCCAATCTTTCTTGCAGATTCGTACTTCTTGAACCCACCATTGGCTTCGATCTCATTATAGAGCTTTTCAAACTTTGCCTCGTCTTTGTCGTAGAATGCTTCAAAGAGCTCAGGATGCTGGAAGCAAGAGAAAAGGCCAATCTTCTCGTTCCGAGCAAACTTTCTAGCAAAGAACTTGTTCGCAGTGAACGCATAATCCAGTCCACGAACTTGCTTAGCTGGCGGAGTCATCGGGTTCTTGAGCTTTGCAATCACTTCTACTTCTGGATCAAAGCAATTGTAGAATTCGGTAGCCGCTCCGCCACGTCCATTCTGAAGGTTTTCGTTGATCTTCCCGACAAGACCTCTGTAATATGGAATTTTCCCTTGATGTTTGATAAGCCCATTTCTGATTGGGTCTCCGAGTGTTCGAGTCACAATCAAAGATCCGATACCAGCAGATGATGCTGTCATGATACCTGCAATGTGAGATCCGGCTTCCAAAGAATCGAGATTGTCTGCAGTCTCATACAAGCAGCATGATGCATATCCTCGAAGCTTCGTACCAAGATTCACGAAATAAGGGGTTGGAGGATTGATTCTTCTCTTACAGAAATGTTCGTAGAAGTTCTTGACGTGAGTTAGTCTTTCTTCTTTTGGTTCGTGCTCTGATAGAGCCATTGCCATTCGCATATAGACAAACTGTGGAGTTTCATATTCCTTGCCAGAAACTTTGTTTCTGATAGAATACTTGAATCTGATCTGATGGATGCTGTAATATGCATAATTCAGATTGATGTCATGGTCGAGCATCCTGTTGATCTCATCGTACTCTTCTGCAGAGTAGTTCAGATAAACCATGACGCCATCTGCGATCATCTGACCATGCAGATTCATGATATGAGGATATGTGTCGGATCCGTGGATCTGCTTCAAAGAAAGAGCACTATAGAGCCGCCCAGCCATTCGATTGTGTTCCCAAGTATTCTTATCTAGACAGAACTTGATAAGAGATTCCTGAAACTCTTGTGACGTGACTTCTTCTGGAAGTGTTCGAACTCCGTGCAGAACTACTTCAGGCCAATTGACTACACGTCCTAGCTTTTCCGCTGCCCACTCTCCCCATCCGTTTGCTTTTGCTGGATTGAATTTTTCGCGCGATCCATCGCGCTTGATGATTGTCTTGATCATGTTGTCTTCTTTTCTTATTCTTCTAATGCAACACCGAAAACTCCCGATTTGAACATCGGGAGTCTACATAATCAATCAGACATTCGCATACATGTTCGCTTCGATGATCGCTCGATATTGAACCCAGCCATCATGATTCTTGCATGTCTCTCCGGTCGGATTCGGATAAGCCTGATGTTCAGTCGGCGATGCATGAATCGGACGAGATGCAACCAAGCCATCATGCAATCCTTGATCTTTCTCCTGATTTGGAGTGGTGCCATCATGCAGAAGATAAGAGACTCGAGCGCAACGTGCAGTCGAGAAGGCAAGAAGATCTGCGATTTCGAATTGATCTCGTTCTTCATCAGAAACATAAGGAAGATGCCAATCATTCACAGAGGTTCGAAGAACAGGAACTGAGCGAGACGCAATGTCCTTGATCACAATTGCAAGATCGTGGATATGAGGCTCTGCATCAGTATGATTGCGCAGTTCATCGAAGTTCGTGAGATCCGTGGTTGTCATCACAACTTGAGAGAACGTCCAAGGTTCGAGAGCTCGACATGCGATTTGCTTGTGAATATTCATTCCATCTGAATCAGTCCAACGCTCAACATAATCAGCAACAATTCCCATCAACTCGACCCATTCCTTTTGGAACCGATCTTTGACTTCATCGGAAACTAGATTGTCAGATTGCATCCCACTTTGATTGACACCGACATAGAATGGAACGAAAGGATTCTCGCGAACTCGCGCGATGCTCTTCTTGGCAGGAATAGCACGAGTCGATGCAGCATTTCGACTGAACTTCCGATGGGTATTGAATTCTGGAAGAATAATCCGAGGGAACGTCAGCTGGAACGTCGTGATTCTTTGCCCGAATTGATTGATCGAATCTGCAATCACAGTTGCAGAAACATGATTGTCAATGTAAGAAACGAGCTTGCCATTGACTTCCTTGATCGAAGGAGCTGGGTGGGATTGATGCTGGGATTTTGTCATTGTTATTTTCTCCAGTTGATAAATTTCATTCTAGCTTTTGCGCCAGACACTACGTTGTCATCTATGATTTTCTTGATTCTCTCAATCGAATTTCCATTGATCAACATCTGGTTGATATCTTTCCCAAGATCTTGATTCCAGATGCTAATTGGATGTCCTGCATCAATTGCCTTCTTCACAGAGTCGGCAACTTCAGGATTTCGAGGTTGTTGATCTGGTACGATAACATAATCTTTGAATTGTGTCAAGATCTTTCTGTCAAACTTTGCGTTTCCGATTGCGATTGAGTTTTCAATCAACATTGAGTCAATCTGACCTTCGAAGATATAAACTCTCTTATTTGGATCCACCCCGTAGAAGTTATAGATCGGTGTATCGTCAAAGATCTCGATGTAGAGGTATCTAGGTACTACTTCAGAATCAAACACGCGACAAACGTATCTATAGATTTCTCCGGAATCGTTGATGTATGGGATCAAAATTCTAGAGTGAGGCTTGTATCTTGATTCTGGGTCAATTTGACGATACCACTCTGAAAAATCATCGACAAAAAGGAACCGTTCCATGATTGAATCTGGAAGTTTTCGATCATCCTGAAGATATCGTCTTGCCTTATGGTCTCGATCGAGAAAGTCAACCGGAATCAAATCATCGATTTGAATTTCAATCTCGTCTTCATCGAAATCTTCAATTGGATCGACAGTTGATTCTCGAAGAATTGCCTTTTCGATCTCAGTTCCTCTAGAAGACCGAAATTTTTCCAGCTTATAACGACCGAGCATATCCGGAAACATCAGCTCAATGAAACTATAAAGACTCATCGAAGCTCCGCAATTGTGACATCTGTATAGAAGTCCATCACCTGGCTTTGATGGATAGATGAATGCTCTTTTCTTTGATTTGTTCTTCTGAGAGTCGCCGCAAATCGGACACCTGAAGTTGAAAAGATTACTCTTCTTTTGAGTGAACTGATTCAATCGATGTTGGAACATTCCAACATATGCAAGATCGATGTAAATTGACATTCTTAGAAATCTAGAAGATCTGTTGTTGTTTTCCCTGTGACATTGATTGTAACACGTTTCTTGACTCGATGTCTATCAAGAAAAGCTGCATAGTTCAGCCCTCCAGAAGTCTTCAATGGAATCGAAAAAACTTCAGCAAGCGTCGATCGCATCTTTTCATTTCTGATTTTGCGTTGTTCGAGATCTCTGACCCAAGAAGATGCATCGCGCATATATTCTTTCAAGATCAGAGTATCGCAACGATATGCGCCAAGTCCATTTTCAATGAACTCAAACCCGAAAGCCGTATCTTCACCAGGAATGACAGATCCATCTACTTCAAATTCTGAATTGAAGTAGATTTCCTTTTCGTAATGCTTCTTGATATTTCTGACAAACATCACACAGCCTCTGAAGAAGTTTGTACGACTGAACACGAAATTATCTTTTGCATCAGACTGTTCGAGGAGAACGCTATATGGCGTCATCGCACCGTCAACAGGAACAAAAAGATCAACTCCTTCAAAATCATTATTCTTCAGTGCATCTAGAATGTGAATTCCAGAAGGTGCATACTTTCCATCAATTCTGAAGAATGAATCGTTGTCAGCTAGAATCGTAAAATCTTCATCGCTTTCATAGAATTCTCTCAGATGGATGTTTCTTGCAGATCCAGGAAGAGTCTTCTCATTGATGATTTTATGAGTTACTCCTTCCTTCTTGATGATATGATTATCAGAAGGAAGGATGCAAACAACGTCAACTAGAAGTCCAAGACTAAGGAAGAAGTCAAGCTGCTTCTGATGAGCTTCTATCCTCTTTTCTTCATTTTCATCATGTGGAATGAAACTAATGATTCTGACCTTCTCAATTTTCATTTCTTGATACATTCTTTCATGTTTGAGATCAAAGCTTGCTCCGGAGTGATTTTGAGATGCTCTTCAAGTGCAGATTTTTGCTTTGCGGATTCTGCCAGAAGAGCATCAACTTCATCCGAAGTAAATTCATAGACCGGAATCCGAACAAGTTGATCAGAATAATCAGACTTTCCAAGCAGACTTGTGATCCAGTCTTTGAGTTCTTGCTTCTTCATCTTAGCAATGATACCAACTCCTTGATCAATCGAAGTCGTGATGAATTTGATCTTGCATTCGAGAAAATCAATCGACTTGCGCATCCTATTCGATTCAAAATCTCTCTGATCCTTCTTCTTCTTGACTCGATAGTCACAGAAATATGCAATAATTTCTTCAACTGAACTAAAGATTTTGATCTTGCCTTTTTCGTCAAGAGTCGTGAAAATCTCAGAGTAATTCTCATAGAGCTTGAGATATTTTGTGATGTCTTTCTCGGCATCAGCTCTTTGTTCAAGGTTCATCTTGACAATGAACTTGAATCCACTCTTATCGCAGTGATCTTCAAACTCAACAATCTTGCCTGCCTCCTGAAGACCGACAAGAATGTCAAAATACTTCTGTCGATCAAAAGCCCAAGGAAGCTCTGTAATCACATAAGTGTTGCGAAGCCCCTTTTCGACGATTCCATATGCAACGAACTTGTTCGTATCAACTCTTCGAACTTCGCCTTTGAATCCAGGAAAGCTAGGTGTCAGATCGGCTTTGATCTTTCCAGTTTCGATGTATTCGACGCAAGCCTTTGCGACAGATTTCGGATCACGAGGAAGGATTTCACTTTTGAAGCCAACAGCAATCCCAGAAGAACCATTTACAAGAAGCCAAGGAATAGCAGGCAAGAAATGATGTGGTTCTTTATCTTCCGGGTCTTCGTTCTGGACGAGAACATCATTATCGATGAAGATGGAGTCTGCTTTTGGATTCATCGTTGCATAGATGTAACGCGCAGCAGCTGCATCTTGAATCATTCTGGAACCGAAGTTCCCGTGTCCGATAAATGCCGGAATGTTATTGGACCAAGATCTAGCCATGCGAACCGCAGCATCATTTGCCGATGTTTCTCCGTGTGCATATCCAATCGATGACAAAGATCCACCAAGCTCTGCTACCTTGACTCTTTTGTTCCGATAGCTCTGCATTGCATAGAAAAGCTTGCGTTGAGACGTCTTGAATCCATCAATCACAGATGGGATTGCACGATGCTCCAGGACATAGAATGCAAAATCTCTGTAATCAACGTCAATGAATTCTTTGACAGAAGTTCCCTGTCTCGATTTTACTGGACGTTGATCAACGTCCGGAGTTTCATCATCAAAATCTAGAATGTTCTCGCTCATTGAGAATCTCCAATCATCCATTCTTTACGAAGATCGGCCTCATCACCAAAAGCCATCTTCAATTGTTTTGCATCCTCGGCATCCAATTCTGAAACTCTGATCAAAATTGGATTCTCGATGATCTGTGCATAGTCGGATTCTTCCAAAGACCCAAGTCCCTTGATGTAATGACATTCCCAAGATGAATCCAACTTGGCATCAAGATATTCTTGATTTGAATAGAACATCTTTCTCTTGCCTTTGCGTTCGCAAACCCAAAGAGGAGATTTTACACGATAGATATGTCCATTCTTGTATAGCTCAGGCCAGTTCGAAAAGAAATTCAGCAAAGAACAAAAAATCGAGGATCCATCTGGATCGGCATCTGTCATGATTGCGATTGAGTGATATGTCAGATCTTCGATGCTATCCCCAAATTTCAATCCAAGAATTGCAGTTAGTTCAAAATACTCTTTGTTCTTCAGAATGTCAGCAGGCTTCATACCATGAGTATTCATGACCTTGCCACGCAAAGCATATGATCCAACCGTCATGGCATCACGAACTGCAAGAATTGGACCAGAAGCAGAAAGCCCCTCGGTAAGGTACAGAATCTTTTCCTCTGGACGCTTAGATTGAGCCTCGATGTGATTTGCCACATTGAGCTTCTTGGCTTTTTTCTGAAGGTCTCGAAGCGCTCGGCGATCTTCTTGCTCCTTTTTCCACAAGATGGCTTCAATGATCGGCATGATGATTTTTTCTTGGCCGATGATCTGCTTAGCGATGGATTTGAAGTCATCGCCTGTCATCTTGAGGTATGAAGTGACCTCTGCCTGTGTATTCGTGACTCTTTCTTTTGACTGAGAATCGAATTTCAGATTTGGAAACCCAGAAAGATATGTCACGAGGACGAGACCAGAAGAGATCTGGGATGGCGCTACCTCGATCTTCCATTTCTTCTTGATCATCGGACGCATCTCTTCGATTACTTTGTTCATGATATATTGAACATGCATCCCGCCATTCTTGATATGAATGCCATTCACATAAGAAATCGACTGGAATCCATCAAGACCTTTTGGCAAAGGAGCAAAGATGATAACCTTCTGATCGTCCTGAATCGATACGTTCGACTCGGAATAGAGGCTTGCAATGTTCTTCCTCGATGTCGTCAACAGAGGACTTCCATTGAAGTCAAATTTGATCTTCGGGTAGCAGATTGCAAGATGTGTCAATCGATCTTTGATCAACTGAATATGGTCTTCTGTGAGATCATGAACACCATGGAACTGATCAAAATCTGGATAGAAAGTAACTGTTGTTCCTGTTTTCTTTGACTTCAGATCTTGAACATCAACCTTCTTCTCATTTAGATTTGAAGAAGTCTCGAGAGTTAGAATTTTCTTTCCGTCCCGAGTGACGCCACAGAAATATCTGGAAAAGACTGCAGTCAAAAACGAACCAACACCATTTGCTCCAATAGTCTCTCGATTTTCGCCGAATGATGTTCCGGCTCTTGCCCGAGTCCAACAGAGTACAGGTCGCCATCCATCTGGAGTTTCTTCGATTGGAATGCCACGTCCATTATCTTCGACTTGAACGAAGTCGCCATCTGCGTCTTTCTGGATCTTGATTGAGATCTGATTAGCAAATGCAAAGTCTGTGCGAATCGCCTCGTCAACAGAGTTCTGAATGATTTCTTCGATGATTTTCAGAAGACCTGGGACAATCGAAAAAGTCTTGACATCTTTGAATGAGATTGCCGTTTGATCTTCTAATGACACTGACCCGATGTACATCGATGGTCGCTGAAGCGCATGCTGTGCTTCAGATAGAATTTTGAATTCTTCAGTCATGCTTCTTTCAATTTGTTGATCAAAGATTCGATCTGATCCTTGTTTGCCGATCCAGAAACGCTGAACTTGACTTCGCCGTCTTTGATAAATTGGATCGTCGGAACTGATCGAATCATGTTTGCCTTAGCTAGATCCATCCCGTCAACTGTTGATGTATTCACACCAAAGAATTTGACTTCATTTTCTGCATCTTCAATCTTTTGAATTGCAGGTTTCATGATTTTACATGGACCGCATGTTTCTGACCAGAACATGACAATCGACTTCTGGTCGGATTCCATGATAACATCATTGATGTATTCTGTCGAGTTGCAGATATCTCGCATTGTTTTCCTTCTTTTATAGTTCTAGCTTTTTCTTGAGGGTATCGAGTGCTTCTTTGCTCCAACCAAGAGCAGAAGCAATGACTTCGTGTGTGATCTTTGGATAGATCGTATGAAGATTCTGATCTTTCACTGCAACAAAAATCTTGGCATCTGTCGGATGCATACCTTCCAGCCATCGAATGAAATGCTCTTCTTTCTTTGACTGTTTGAGTTCATCTCGAAAGAGAATATAGATCTTGTTATGCAGATGCAAAACGTCCTGTTGAGCAAGACCAAGCGGAAGATCTGATTCTTTGAATGGAGGCGCACCTTCCGGCATGATATTTGCAATTCGATATTGCGGGTTTGCTGCGTATCCAAGAATTGCAACGATTCTTTTATCTTCCTGGATTGCCGCTTTGATTACAGCAACTGGATCTTTAGAATCATTTGCTTCTTTCAGAATTTCTGAAAAATATTTCTTAGTTTTGATCATTCTATGATTCCTTCTTGAGTCGGACTATATCTTAGTCCTGTTCCCAGCGTTCTTCTCGGCGGCGATCGCGTTCTTTTGCTCGACGCATCGATTCTTTTTCAGACTGTCGGCCGACTTTGCCGATGTTGATTCGTCCTTCTGCAACAGCTTCTGCAACGAGGTTCCGTTGCTTGGGCATTTTGATTCGAATCACATGATCATCTTGATCGAAGGAGTCAACTTGAATACGAGGCATATCAATTCCATTGAAAGGTAAACAAAACTTTATTCTAAAGAATAAACGACGAACTGTCAAGTTCTAAATAAGACTGTTCAAGGAGATAAAATGGCACAAACAATCCCACCAAAAGAAGGTCCGAATCTTTATGCTGCGCAAGGTGAAGACTTTGAGCAGAAGATTCCAATCAACTTCGATGCAGATAATTATACTTTCTTCGGAGGAATCCGCAAGTATG